GACGATGGAACTGCCAGAGTAAAGTTCTGCGTTGCTGTCGGTGATTGTCCAACTTGGACTGCGTTTGCTTTGATTAGACTCATACGATTGTATATGTGCTGCCTGATGGAACTGTTAGAATGACTCCGGGGTTAACTGTGATTGGCCCTGCTGACATGGCGTTTTTTCCTGCTGTGATGGTGTAATTGTCCGTCATTACAATGTCATTTTCAAAGAAAACTCGATTTGTTCCACCTCCAACAGGTTGATCTCCGATTCCAGTCCATGTTGTGTTATTGTAACCTTCAAATTGGTTGCGATCAGTATTGAATCGAACAAGTCCAGTCTCACCAGTTGGACGGGTTCCAGTTGTGCCTACAGGGAGTTTAATCCAGTTAAATGTTTTGTTTCCTGTAATGGTTTGAGCAAGCGTATTGTTTACCGCATCTCCCAGAACTGGAAGGGTAAACGTCTTTTGACCTAAAATTGTTTGCGCTCCAGAAATTGTAACCGCATCAAGAAGTACTGGAGCAAGATCGTCAAAATAACGGATGATATAGCAAAGCAATCCTTCCCCCGGAAGACGAGGAAACCCATCAATTGTAACAGGGTTATCACTAGGATCACATGGGATGTCCCAAACAACCCTCCCATCTACAACGGACTTTGTGATTTCTCCATATAAAGCAAGAATTAAGTTGCTAATTAACGATGGAACGCTTTCGCTTGAAATTTGCGGATAGGGGATGTCTTGCCTACAGACATTACTATTTGAATCGTTGCAACATGACATAATTTTAGAATTTTAATTGTTGTTTTGCTTAATGCAAGTTTTTTTATTGGGTTTTTTATCTAAAAAGTAATAATGAGGGACAGGACATAGTGTTCCATTTACGTTGGGAATATAAAAGTCTTTTCTCTCAATCAATCCCACCTTTATTCCTGCCGTGATTCTTTCTTTACAGGTAGTTTTTTTGACATTCCATATTTTGCAAAGTTCGTTTTTAGAATACCATCCTTTTGGTGCTGGATCAGTACATTTATTACTTGCCTCAAGTAGAATTTTAAGAAAATCGTTTGGAGTCATGGCAATCTCCACATCTGACCTTGTTCGCGTGATGTGATGTGTAACGATGACTGGTTCAGTTCTTCGCAATACTCACCCCACAGAAAGCCATTTGTCCAAGCAAGCGTTGCCCTGCGTGTTTTTGCATACTCCATCGAGGATCTTTTTGTCAGAGAACCAATATTGTATCCAGTTCCACCAACAAGATTGCGTCCAGACTGCATTGCAACCTTGTGGGTATGCCCAAAGACAACCTTCCTCCTAGTCCCATTGCAGAATGCCTCTGCGGTGTCTCTAGCAGCCATTTCGTTGTAAAGAACACCATGCTGGAATCCGATATCAGCGAGGTTATACATCTGGAACACCCCATCCCACGGAAAAAGTGGTGCGCGGAGTTTCTTGCAGCAGTTTTCAATAGCTTCAACTATCTTGTATGCGGCATGAGCAACCACCGCATTGTTGCTGGATTGCAGTCTCCACGCTCGATCTTCATGGTTGCCACACAACACCACATTTGCGCCTAGCATTTTGAGGTGCATTAGCCCAGTGTCTATGTCTGGTATGAGTGGTTCGGCCTCACTGGATCCTTTTGCACCAGACATTAGACTTGTTAAATCAACAAAGTCACCCAAATGAATGGTGGTGTGAGGCTTGAAATCACGTTTGAATTTTAAAACAGCATCTAGCGATTCTTTGTCGCAATAACGGGCGTGTGAACAACTAACTGCTAGGACTTTTTTCCACTTGTGCGTGATATTTGCCATTTATGTATGATCGACTAGTAAGTATGGTATGGTTTTTTGCTCGTATCGAGTCATTTCTGAGTAGACTAAATTGATGAACCCGTCCCACTGCGGCGGGTAGATCGTTTGGCATCCCAGCGACGATGTGCTGTTGTATCCTCCCCGATGGATGTTAATAGCGATTCCCATATCGTCTCCAATCCCATCCCGTGTGACTGGCAGTTCTTCTTTTGCGTTAGCAGGTCGAAGCGCAGGGTAACCACCTCCGGGTTTACTGATGCCATGATTCCCCTTGCGATACCTATGAATGCCCGTTTTAAGCACCGCAATGCCCTTTTTGTGAACTGACGGATCAGTATTCGCGTTGAAAGTAGCATGAACAGAAGGAGATAAAAGTATAATCGCATCATCATAGATACCTCGGTCATTTTTCCCCTTCTCTCCCATTGTATCCATGTAGTATCCACGAATTCCAACGAGTGCAACACGATCAACGATTCCCGATTTGATTACCATCGAGAGCGTCTTCTCCTTCGCTTGCTGCGGTCTGGAGTTTGGAACCATTATTTACTAGAGTCTTTGGCAAGAATAAGCCCAACTCCAGCAGTGATTGCTGCAAAAAGCAACCCCATATCACCAAGGTTTCCGTTGCTCAAGAATTCTTTTCCTGCTTCTGAAACTGCCGCAAGAATAGTAAATACTCCAAGAAGTGTAGTTTTCCAGTTCGTTTTCATTTTTTAAGTCCTTTAATTTCTGGCAGTTCATAACAGAACTTGCCGTATTGCGTTTCGACACACACGTTTGGCTGCCCAAGCACTGAGCATCCCGTTAAGAATGCCATTCCTAACATTATAAACGATGTTACTATCATTGCTACTACTATTTGTTTTGGTTTCATTTTGAAATCTGCTTTACCATATAAATGCACGTTAGGATACCAGCAATAATGCTGATTAGCCCACCCGTCATTCTAATTGACGCTTCTATTTCTGGTAACATACTTACTATAAATCCTGTTGTCGATATGACAGTACCCATTAATCCGTGACTTGTTGCGTTATCGTTCATTTTAATTATGGGCCAACAATTACATACAGTGTGTTTGGGTCTGGAGTCACAATTAAATTGTAGCCAGTTAGAGTGATTTCTACAAGATTGGTCAGTTGTGTTGCGCCTGTTAGACCCGTTGTATCCGAAAGAACAATATTTGCTGGCGTTACTCCTGTTGCCCCTGTTGCGCCAGTCGTTCCAGTTGGCCCAAGCTGGTTATACATTACTTGCATCACAGTAATAATTACTGATGGTATCGCAGGAGCGGGCGAGACTGCTGTATTATGGTCGATGCTGATGTTTGCATTGTTTGTTGACCACATGATCTGGAAATAATCCCCAGCAGCAAAGTTATCCATGAAGTCCCAAGCAGGAACCACATAAGGGTTGTTCGTAGGAACAGATATACGGGTAGCGGAATCTGGAAGATCGGTTCCATTTTTACGGAACCAGATTTGGACAGTATCACCAGAGCCTCCACCACCATTGTTATGAAATTGTGCAGAGAATTGGATGTCGTATGTTCCCGCAGAAGTAAAAGTGATTTGCGATCCACTAACGACAGAGATTCCATTCTGCCCAACAATATTATTAACAGTCATTGCATATGCTGTGTTAACAACTGCGGCAACTTGGTCTACATTACTGAAATACGATCCATAGAATCCAGATGCACCACCAGCACCAGCAGGGCCAGTGGCCCCAATATCGCCAGTAGCTCCAGTGGCCCCTCTAACCCCAGTCAATCCCGTAGCACCAGTCGCGCCCGTGGATCCAAGATCACCCGTGGCCCCTGTCGCTCCAACATCACCTTGGACTCCAGTGCTACCCGTAGATCCGACATCTCCTTGGATTCCAGTGCTGCCCGTAGATCCTTGAATACCCGTAGCACCTTCAATGCCAGTGGAACCTGTCGCGCCAGTACTACCTTCTAACCCCGTGGCTCCAGTGCTGCCTTCTAATCCTGTGGCCCCTGTGCTTCCCGTGGCCCCGTCATTTCCTGTGGCTCCAGTGGCCCCTTCACCAGTTGCCCCTGTGGATCCTTGACTTCCAACTCCAGTAGCACCATCTGGCCCAGTAGCACCACCATCAGCAACTGGTGTCCATGACGCATTAATTGAGCCGGGTGTTGGCGGATATCCGGGGTTTAATGGATTTCCCGTCCTGTAATAATAACCACCTTGAAAAGTAACTGCCGCGCCAAGGTTATAGGAAACCCCATTGTCGTATACTGTTGCTGGCAATGTCCAAGGAGTTGGCCCTTGGATTCCCGTGGCTCCAGTGGCCCCGTCATTTCCTGCAACGCCCGTGGCTCCTGTGGTTCCCGCACCGATTGGGCCTGTGGATCCCGTGGCCCCCGTTGGGCCTCCAGATGGGCCTGTAGCCCCAGTCGATCCAATTGCTGCGGTTGCTTGACTTCCAGTGAAATCTAGCTTGCCAGTAAATGGGTTAAATGTGAGTGCCATAGTTTATTATTAATCGTTGCATTGCGTTTTTGTCAAGCGGTTATCTCAACCTCAACAGGCCAAGATAAGCCCTCTTTCACTATCTGCTCTTCGCATTCTTCGTGAGTCCCTACAAATAATGTTTGTGGCGTGGCAATGGATTCATCTGTTTGTTGGTAGAACATAATGGTTTTCTCTTCATATGCCAATTTCCATTTTCCTACAGAATCGTCGTATGACCAGCCATTTGCACTTGGAGTAATTATCATGGGACTGTTACAGAGAGGGTTGAGTTTGTTGAATTATAGGTTGCTGTTGTTCCAACTGGAACTCCTGTAAGGGTTCCTACGCCCCAAGTGCCTGATGTTGAACCTTGAAAGAAGCGAAATGTTGTAACACCAGACGGAGGTGAAACATTGAACGAAACAGTAATGAATGAGCCAGTCGCGTTAAATGTTGCGGTCGCGGTTGATGCTCCAGTTGTTTTGAACGCTCGCAAAAAGCCCGTTGTAATAATTGTTTGCCCTGTGTAGGTTAATGTTCCCGACAAGACAATAGTCCCATTTCCTGTTTTACTGACATTTCCAGTCCCTGCAATATTGCCAGTAAAAGTTATTGTGTTTGCTCCAAGAGTGCGAATCTGAAGTGCAGTATTTAATTGAAAGTCATTAGGTAGGGTTACACTACCCCCCGAATCAATTCGTCCTGCGGCGTTAGAGAGAGTAAAGAGTCCTGTCCCAAAAGCATTGTTTGAGCTGTATTCTATCAGTCCAGCTAACCCAGATGAAACAAACGATGTTCCGCCAGAGTAAGTATTGTTCCCACCTATTGTTAAAACTGCCGTTCCAGTTTTTCTTAATGTTCCTGATCCGCTAATTACTCCGTTGAGAGTTGATGCGCCTGTAACGGCAAGCGTTCCAGCGTTAATTTGCGTTGGCCCTGTATAATTGCAAGTGCCAGATAGAGTTAATTGACCAACCCCGTTTTTAATTAGCCCTCTTGTGCCTGTCAATGCGGTGGAGATAGTCGTGCTTAAATAGCACATGAGTTGACGGAAAGATGCCGTTGCAGATGCAATTGCAGTTGCATTGCTTGCGCCTGCCTTTGCTGCGTTAGAGTTTGTTAAAATCATGCGACGATTATAAGTTGAGTGATTGCCTCTTGCACAACGGCATCAAATGCAAATGGAGCGGAAGGCCATGTAGAAGTCACTGCATTTGGATTGAATGCTGCGGCAAGCGTAATTTCATCAAGCCATTGTCGAATCGCCGCGAGCTTAGGGGATGTTCCACCTTTGGAACGAAGTTTGCCTTCAAGGTCAAGGCAAGTGAGAAGACGTAACGGAGTATAGGCTTGGTTTTCGAGCCATTCTTCAGCCGTATATGTGGGAGCGGAAGGGGTAATCCACTCGCCATTTCCCCATGTGCAGTTTTCGCTAGGCTTGGATGGGAGTGGGGCGTAGTCTGTGGCCTTGGGGTTTCCGTTTGCAGACCATGCGTCTATTGTTTCTTGCCCAATAGTTACGAGTTCGTTAGTTGTGAGGTTATAGTAATTAGGCATAGACTAGTGGATGGTTGGCAACAGTGGCCGAGTTGGTGTTGGTGATGGTGAGGCCGCCTTTTTGATCAACGAGGTCGCGGACGAGGGGCGCGTAGAAGACGAGCGACTGCGGGCGCACCTTGTCGCAGGTCATGCCTTTAGCTAGAGAGGCGATTTCGGCGGCGGTGAGGGCGGCGTTCCAGATTCCAACTTCAGCGATTTGCCCATCGAAATTATCGCTTGTCGCAGCAAAACCGCTAACCCTTAAATTTGTAAAAGTTGCATTATTAACTATAGATGTATTTGTAGCGGAATTTCCTCCGTCTAAATAAATTGTCCTTGAATTGTTCGATGAAAAAACTCCACAACAATGATGCCAGTTTCCAGATGTATATCCAGTTGTTGAGTTTGCCAAACCGTTTGACGCTCCAGACTGACAATAAATCTGCACAGGATCTCCGCTTGTAGTTCCTGATAGGCCAATCAATGCTGTATTTGTATCAACTGATTTTAAATTTAAAAGGACTTGACTATTGGTCAAATTTGTAGACCTAAACCAACATGCCAATGTTATCGGAATAGCGCCAACTGGCGCAGATGAGCATGTTAAAGCTTTATTGGAAGCTTTGACAAATTCGTAAGCCATATTACGCCGCGCTCCTTACTTCGACGGAGATCAATTCGGCATCGCCTGTCATGGTGTCGTTGGTGGCATCGCTGCCGACGCGAGAAATTCTGATCCGGTAAGGCTCACCGACTGCCACGCTGTCGAGGGTGGAGAGCGAAATGCTGGTCGTAGTTGGAATGCCGCTTGTGCCGTTTGCCGCGCCATTGCCCTCGGAAGAGGTGTCGAAGCTGTCAGCATCGAGGTCGGTGTTGCCACGCTCCAATGCTACGCGCCAGCGGACATTGCCAGTGGTGGCGGTGGTTGCCATCCAAGTGATGAGGACGCTAATTCCGCTGGCGAGGTTTGCCGCTTCTGAGATGATCGACGGGAAGATTGCGCTCTCAATGGTAGCGGCATCGAAATCAAGGACAGCTATGGAATTTCGCGTGTCGAGCGTTGCAAAAAGAGTTGCTGGCGGGTTATTATCGCGGGGAGCAAAAATAGCCAAAGTTTTTGTGCCAGAGGCTCCTGTAAGATTAGAATGAGATGTGCTGGCCTTTCCGTCAAGGGCCGTTTGAGTGGCCGTAGAAATTGGTTTATTAGCATCAGATGTGTTGTCCACATTGCTAAGTCCAACATCTGTTTTATCAAGCGTCACCGTTCCTGTGCGTGTATTAACTGATGTTACTCCAGATACGCTACCACTAATGTCGGAAAGCGTAGCAATAGTGCCAGATGCACTGGGAAGCGTGAAAGTTTTTGTAGTACCTCCTGCCGTTATGGTGAGGTTTCCGTTGTTTTGCAGTTCTAGTAATTGACTGCTATCAGGGGAGTAAATTTCGTCGTGCGAATGCACAGACATACCACCAATTTCTTGGATTGCACCCGTAGATGGATGCTTGGCGTAAAGTTTTTTATCTGCGTGATTTATGCAAATCTCGCCAGATGCAAGGTCTGCGTTTGCAGGAACCCGTGCAGCAATTGTGCTTTTTTTAGGGACTATGATTGGATTAGCCATTATAGAATGGGGATGCCTCCAGAGGGGTTGAACCTCTGAAGGACTTTAGTTTAGGGACTATTAGTAGGTTCCGCCGTCGATGGTTGTTTCGAGTGCAGTTACGCGAGTGTCAAGAGCCGAATCAGCCGATGTACGGGCCGAAACTTCCGAAGCCAAAGCAGCGTTGTTGCTCGTTACATAACCAGCGAAAGCCGAGTCATTTGCCGTATCAACGCTGTTGATAAGGGAAACGATTTCAGCAAACGTGTCACTGTCTGCGCTTGCGGCAGAAAGGATTGCGTCGATGCGGTTTTTCTCAGTTGTGATTTTGCCGTCGAGGGCCGAATCAGCACTGGTGCGAGCGGATGTTTCCGTAGCGAGATCGGCAGCGATAACACCTTCAGCGGCGGTAGCGCGGGAAACCTCTGCTGAAACTGCCGATGTCAATGTGCTGTCAGCGGCAATACGAGCAGACTCTTCAGCAGAAAGATTGCTGGTGAGGGTGCTGTCAGCACTGATACGAGCGGCTTCTTCTGCGGCGATAGCGGCAGTAAGAGTCGAGTTTGCAGCCGAAACAGCGGCATCAGCATACGATTTGGTAGCGAATGTGCCTTCGCCGCCGACGATGAGTACTGATCCGTCAGCTTTACCGACGAAGAGGTTTTTATTGGTTAGGTCGATTGCCAACTCTCCAGAAGAAAGGCTTGCTGGAGCGGAAGAACCGCGTTTGATACGAATGATTGGATTTGCCATAGTTTTTTATTGTTTTTTTTGTTTTGTTTTTTGGTTTTTCTGGTTATTCAGAAAGTTTTAAGGTGCTGGACTATATTCTCCAGCATCAATTTCAGCTACATTTGTAAGTTCTCCGCTTTGTATTTGAGCAACTTCATTTCCATTAGGCAATGTGCCATCAACGCTGATTGTGAGCGAGGCACTTGGACTAAAGTCTAGCTTGCCAGTAAATGGATTGAATCTAACTGCCATATTAAGCAATGCTAACCATTACTAAATTTGCATCATTTGTAGTGGGAGGTTGCACGGAATATGTCAATGTAAGGGTTGCAACAACCACAGAGGCTTTACTGTAAACTACAGTTGCGATATTGTTTGTCGAACCATAGTAAGTCAATGCGAGTTCGTCATATTCTGGGATTTGAAATCCTTGAATAGAGTTAGCGATATTAGAAACCCCATCAAGCACCAAATGACGGAATTTTGCTGTGTCGAGAATTGAAGGGATATCGTCCATATGTGTGAATGTTAAACTGATGAGGTGGCAGAGTCAAGTTATTAACTCTGCCACCGATATCAATTCAACTTACACGCAAGGTGCTGGATTCACATCATCTTGGCAACGCTTGTAAAGAATCGCCACAACATTCTGTGGGCGAATTGGCTGGATAGCGCGTTGGATTTGGTAGATGTGCTGACCGAAGTCACCATACAAGTTACAATCGTTGTCGCGGAAATATGTCCATTCAAGTTCACCCATAGCGAGTTGAGGAGCGAAACGGAATGTTCCTTCGCCAACGTAGCTTTCAGGTACGAGACGCTTGAAGGCATTTCCTGCGATAACAAACATGACTTCATAATCGGCAGCCACCCATGCTGGGTTGCGGCGTTGAGCGAAGCCATTTGTTACGGCAGTGCTTACGATTGGGTTAACAAGGGTAAGGACACCAGCGACATTCGCGGTAGCGCGAAGAGGTTGTTGATCGATACCGAATGCAAAGCCACGATAACCTTGGAAGGAGTAACCGCTGATGGCAGTCTCACCGAGTTTGAACGAACCAGTCGTAAGACCGATCAAGTCTTCTTTAACGTCCGCATCGTTGCGGAAGTTCTCGATTTGATCAGCAGAAGCGATAACTTGGAAGAATTCACCCTCGGAAGTAGCGAATGGTTCAGCAAGCATCTCTTCACGGAGGAACGTACCGAGTTTGTACAGAGTCTTGAAGTTCATAGGAGCATCAGGAACCTTGTTAGCAAACAGGGTGTTGATCTGCTGCATATCACCAGTCAAGTTAGCAGAAAAAGTAGCAGTGGAATCCACAACATATTTAATGCCAGACTGAAGGAGATACTGATAGCGGATATCAGCGTTGATCAACTGGAGAATCGTCTTTTCGAGCGAAACTTGAGCTTGCAGGTAAGAACCTTTGAACGCTGTACGAGCTTGCTTTACGCAAACACGGGGGCCAGCACCACGAAGGGTCTGAAGTTGGAACTGATACTCAGTCGAGCCAACAACGTCAGGGGTTGCTCCAACACCGCAGAGGGTGGTGTCGTTAACGAAGGTAGGAGCAGCGAGAGAAGCGGCGGGGACTGCCATTTCCTCAACAACGCTACGGACAACGTCAGAGACGTTAGGAAGCGTTCCACCATCGATGGAGTTAATGTAAGGACTCTTACGGGCGAGAACTCGTCCGATTTGTCCGATGATACGATTTACGTCTTTGCTTGCAAAGTTTTGGATTGCAGCAAGTGAGATACACTCTTGAGCCATAATTTTAGTTTTCTAATTAATTGTTTGTTTTGGGTTTGTTCTGCTTGAACTCCCGAAGAAAAATTCTACGGGCAACATTCAAGACGATAAGATCCGCTACGCAGTTCTTAACGATTTGTTTCTTGATTTGGTTGCCCCGGCACGTTGGGCGTTGTTCGGCCTGATTGCGGATTCTTTGACTTCCACAGAGTCACCAGAATAACGAATCTGGCACGTCGAGTTATTGACCTTTTACATCATTACAAAAACATTGTCAAATTATATTTAAAATATTTTTTAGGTATTGAGATTTAGGAATATTATTCTCCAGTTTTGCGTGAATTAAATTCGTTTCGATTTTATCAAGTTTTCCAGATTCGTTAAAAATATCATCTTCGTTTTTTAACACTCCACCAACATGAAGATCGTTGGAAAGTATTGTGTTTATGACGTGAGCGCACATTTCTTTGGTTGTATGAAAAATATAAGATGGTTGCCCAGACAAAAGAAGCAATGATCCAGTCTTCTCTACCTCATCAGCGAGTTGTGGAGTGAATGAAACATTAGCAACATCATAATCACTCATCCATCCACCTCCTGCGGCATGGAGCGCACACCAGCGCGAAAAACGAGCGCAAATGAAAGCAAAATTATTTTGCAACTCGTTGGGAAGAACTGGAGCGAGTCGAGTTAATTTTGTCATTAGCTTTAGGTGGAGAGGGGATCCTTGCGCGTGTGAGCGATTTAGCATCACTGGATCCCATCCCTGTGCCTCCCAAGTCGATTTCCACACGTTTGCACAAGCAAATTGCTCGTCTTGTGGACGCAACTGTACGCTCTCGTAGTATGAATAGATTTTTGGTTTCATTAGTATGCCTTAATTCCTACATTAAAGACTGGAACACCCAAATCAATGTGTGGTTGATGCCCCGCTTCAAGTGCTTTTTTGCAGAATGAAATGTCATCAGGGTAAAAAGGCCCGTGCTTGATGTCAGGAAACTTTTTCTTGATATCTTGAAGCACCCGACGATGGATTAGCAAACATCCACTACCAACCCAGTCAACTGCCTCTACAGAATCGGTGCAGACCCGTGCTTTTTTGCCAAGATCAGTTTTTGAACAGTCGATTGAAGCGTCATCCAAGTTAGCAAAGTACGCTGCACCAACAAGAGACTTCCCTGCGCCAATTAGACGATGAACAATGTGCTTTTGGAGGTGCGAATCATGGATATTTCGAGCAGCACCAATCGTTGCCTTTGCCCACTGGGGTCTTCCAATGGATGGGATGATGTTATTGTCAAGCAACAGCAACCATTTTGCGTCCGTAGCTAGGAATTTCTCTGCAAGGTCATTTCGTGACTTGTAAAAGTTGTTTTCGTCGCTCGAAACGTCAAATCGAATCTTATCACGTCCAAAATCGAGCGCAATGTTGATCAGTGCAAGTGTAGTAATCGGGTTAGTGGCTTTATTAGCCGAAAAACCAACAAAAATGTCCCGTCCTGCGAATTCTGCTCGATACGATGGCAACCCTTCATTGGTTCGGGATTCTACGATATTTGACTGTAGAGTATCGTTAAATTGTACTTTTTCGGCAACTTCTTCGATAATTGGCTGTTTAATTTCTTCTGGAGTTGGTAATTCCATCTTTTCCAACACCTTTGGAACTGGTTTACGTCTGCGTTTAGGTTTTCGGTCTAATTTGATCATAGGTTCGTCGAGATGTGAAAAATCTCGTTGTTGTTTATTTATTTCTGGTTGTTGTGGACGCTGAACTTGTCCTTGTCTTGCAAATGGATCAAAAGAATCCAATGCATTCATAGTTATCTTCTCATCAGGAGTAACTTTTGGTTCCATAGATATAATGTGGCTTTAACTTTATTAATTTATGTATGAGTATACTAAACTTAGTATACTTTAACCACCTAGTGCTTCATCAAGCCCAAGATCAATGGCATCCATTGAATTCATCTTCAATCGGTCGTTGAGGGTGGATTTGATGCTATGCTGACCCGTGATGGTTTGACGAGGCATTTTCCCTGCACCTTTGAGGTTGTTGTTCTCTTCACGCAAGGCTTTTAGTTCTGCCATGTATTTAGCTTTCCCCTCCTGCTCAACCCGCAGTTGCTCGGTTAGGACGTGCGAGAACACTGCTGCCGCTGCCACATTAGCCCGTTCTTGAGCGTTGGTGGGCCACAGAGCAGAGTTAAATTTCTCAGCAAGGGATTGCACCTGCGCGTTGTGTCTCTGGACTTGTTCTAGCTTCTCTGGGGTTGCGTCTTTAGGTGCTTCCGCAAACCTAGCCCACGGAAGTTCTTTGGTGATGGAATCGATATGCTGATCGATCTGCTCAACTTCTTTGTGATACCACTGTCCTTTCTCTTGCTCACGTTGAGCAAGAATCTGCTCTGCATTTTGTGCGGCATTTTCAATTTCTTGTTCTTGCTTTTCTTTGAGATCAACAACATCAACAAGATTGCGTTTTAGACGTTCTGAATCGGTAAGTGGTAACTTGTCGATTGCGTTGTTCTTCCACCATGATTGATCGACTGCATCTGGGCCACCCGCTTTTTCAATGGACTCAATGACATCTTCGCTTGCTCCGTTTTTGCGAAGGATATTGTAGATGTTCTCTTTGGCAGACTGAATCGGTTGATTGTATTTCGATTGAAACTCTGGATCATTCTTAATGTCAAAGATTGCACGGAATTTCTTCAATTCATCGTAGTCATCAGGTGCTTTAAACTCCTGCTGACGTGATTCCATCTCTACAACACGTTGACGCAGTTGCTCTGCTTCCTCGGCTTGTTTTTTGTAGGTGCTTGCCGTTTCTTGAAGTTTTCGCCAGTTAGAACGATTAACCTCCGACAGATTGCGAGGTTGTTCGATTGACGCAATTTCTGGATCCAATTCGACTTCTGGAGTTACAGGTGCTTCTGGAGTCTCTGTAGGTTCCGTGGATTCAGCAACCTCTTGCTCTGGTTCCTCGATTGGTTCAATTTCCTCAGTTTCGGCAGGTTCCTCTGCGTACACTGGCTCAACTCCACTCAATGCATCATCTAGCAATGAGTCGATATGCGCCTCAGTTGATTCATCGATTGGATCTGCATCCAAGGATGGGTTACCATAGCCAGTTACACTGGATTCTGCTTTTTCGTTTTCGTTTTCCATAGATTTATTAATTAGTTGTTAATTTACTTCATTGACTTCTCTCCACGGCACTTCCATTTTTTGCGTGAAAGATTGTTTGGTGAATTAGGATCATCTTTCCAGTCACCTTTAATGTTTGCGCTTCTAGCACAATACGCATCACCTTTTTTTGTGCCGGGTCGAATACGATCCTTTCCATCCTTGGCTTTTCCCGCTTGCCCGTATTCAACTGTCCTCGTTCGACCAGTTGCCTTGTTAGTGATTGTTTTGCTGAACCTTGGTTTGATTTCTGCCATATAGTTTTGACGTAAATACTAGGTGCTTTTTCCGTCACATCGAAGTGTAATTACCTGCACTTGGATCAGTGCTATCCTGTGAAGAATTTACGCAGTCATCAATTTCTCGCAATGCCATCTCAAACCCTTGTTTCAACATGGCTTGCATTGCAACTCCTTCGACGGAAAATTCCGTTATGAAGGGAATTCGACTGCGTAAATATAAACGCAATTGACTCCCTGTTTTCTTATCGTAGTCCCGCAGACGGGATGCATCAGATTCTTCCCATTTCATATTTATTTATTAATATATTTTATTCCATCATCGACTTAACTTTAGATTTAACTTTTCGGTAAGCCTTTTTGCCAGCTTCGACCAATTGCTCTGGAGATACGATGCCTTGGTCGCTCATTCCTTGTTTTTCGATGCGCTCATAATTTGCTTTTTCTTTTGCGGAATACTCTGCTTTCTTTTCCATTTCCTTTTCAGATTCAGAAAGAAGATCTTCAACTTCCTCCTCTTTGTCTTTTGGAGTTGGAAGCGGTTCAGATTTTAATAATTTAGGAGAAATAGAACCAGAACTCATTGATTTTCCCGCTCGTTTGATTCCATATCCAGATGGTTCTGAAATTTCTCCCAATGCTTTACCCAATGATTTAGCTTCTTTTTCGCTAATAGCACCCAAAGCACCTCCTTTTGGAAATGCTGATTTATTGTCTGCAAGTTTGCTGATTATTTTGGCTCGGTCTGGCATAATATTATTATCCTGCGGTTACTGGTTTTGGTGGTGCAGCGATTTGATTCACTGCGTTAGTTTGTGAGGGGTTTGATGTTCCAACCGCTTCGCCCATTGCGGTAGCTTGTGCAGTTGATGGTCTACGTCCACCTCCTCCACCTCCACCACCTGCTGCTGCTGGAAACAAATCTCCCTCGGAAATTGGTGCTTGTCCTGCTGTAAGGTGCGTAATTGCCTCGGAAACTGCCTTTTTGTATTCGGCAATCTGCTTTTTATCTGCACCCTTTGCTTCAGCGTTCTGGACGTGACCGATAAAGTGCTGTACCGCCGATTGTAGGGGTTTAATCATCTCTGGAGGCATAGACCCTGCTGGAGCGTTAGCAATGAGCGGGAATAGCTTCTCTATGATTGTCTCGATGTGAACAATATCGTTGTCCCGTGGAGAAACTGGAATGTCCTCACCAGAAATTATGCTCTGAAGTTCGATAATCTGTGCGCGTGTCGCTTCGATTGCCACTGCTTCGACCTGATCTTTTGGAAGGATAACTTGGTTGGCAATGGATTCACCTACTTTGCGTGACCAATCGAGTTTCATTAGCTCATCTTGGTTAATTTGTGGGTTGCCCGTGTACCTCTGGATCAGCATATCAAGAATTGCCGCATCTTGACCCTCGGTTTGCGGTAAAAGTTCCTCTGCTGGAGAGAATGCCATCAATAAAATGTCGCTAGGAGGCAAATTGCGCTCCAACATGGACAAAACGCATGAAACCGCTTCTTCATCGAGGTGTCTAGGGATCTCAAATGGCACTAAAAACGATGGAATCTCGGATTGTGCCTGTTCAAACGCTTCTACAACCTCTTTTTTAGCCCACATTGCGTTAGGATTCTGCAAACGAGCAAAATCAATCTGCGTTTTTAGTTCAGATGCAGCTTTAATATGCTCAGGGTGACAGATTCCACGCTGCATACGCTCAACTGCCTTGGAATATTGCTTAACCCAACGCATTAAAATGCCTTCGCGGATCTGGTTTTCAACGGCAGCAATGCGGTTTACTTCACTAGCGGTTTTGTCTCCTCCGGTGATGTTCATTACGGATGATGGAAGGAAAGTTCCCATCTGAATCTCAGCCAATCCAGACATGAATTGATCCAACTTAATGAAATCTTCCACATCAGCGGGGATTGCGGACTGAACCACGTCATATCCCTCCGCGACATAGGCAACGGGATGCATTACTTGAAGCGGAGGAATGCCTGTTTTAGCGGTTGGGCCTTTCTTCAGAAGTAGCATTCCGCGCAGATACGAGTTATCGACAATCAGATTTCGAGCTTTGTCGATAGCAATGTGCGTGTTATACAAGTCTCGTCCTGCACCACGGGAAGACATCAATGCGCCACTGCCAATCTCGATAGAGAATAAGGCGATTGTATCCGACATTCTGTTGTATCTATCCAATTGTGTGCAGATTTCATCTCCGCTCTTGTCATCAAAAAGATAACGGGAAATCTTACCAGTTGGTTCCTTGATCAGCAACTCACCTAGCTCAACGTATTTTGCATCGTTTTCGTAGCTTGCACCATAGGATCCCTCTCGCATCCAGTCCTCGTAGCGTCGAGCATCATCGTCAGAATCAAGCGTTCGTCCTGCTGGCGTTGCGTTGTTAATTGCCTTTACCAAGTTGTTTATGTGCCAACCTGCAAGTGCGGAGAGTCTTGGTTGCTCCAACACTGGCAGCAATTCAGCAATTTGGTATCGACGTTTTCTAGCCCAAATCGGCGTTGAGTCCGCTTCCTGCGGGGTTTCGATGCTAAAAAACGTATAATCTTGGCGCAGGAATTCTGGTTTCCAATCTCTTACGTCATCCCAGCACACTGCACAAAAGCCAAATGTCGTATTCTCATGCGTTACTTGAGCCACTAGATCATCGTGACCCTTCCAGCCCCTGATGCATTTTGTGACCTCTTCGCGGAAAATCTTTGTTTTGTTTTCCTCGCTAACTCCCTCTAGCGGATATTTTGAATAGGTAAGCGTGGGTGACTGCTCAATTACCTGTTTAAATGGTGGTTGTAATCGGCTAACCATCGTAGACAAAAACCCAGTTGGGCGATTACTGCGCCAATTCTGACCCATGCTTTCCAGTTTTTTTGCACTGTACGGAGGTTCATTATTTAGCTTCTTCTGAATAAGTTGGTTCTTGCGGTTTCTCTCAACATTCTGTTGTTTCAACCTGCGATATGCAGAATGCGCTTGCTGGCAGTCTTTAAACGTCCGTTTAACCTGCAATGTATCTGGATTTACAACGTCCCCAGTGGCGTTGTCATCTACAATCTCCAGTTCGGAGATCCTCTGTTTGTCAGAGGGTTTCATAATCCGCGCAGCTTTCGATGCGTAGACGTTGGTGACTTCTGCTGGAATTGGTTTGGTTGTATCTGCCATATTATTTGAGATTTAGCCAGCAATCTACTGGCAAATTGTCTGACGGGGAAATGCTGTCTCTGGACATGAAAACTGCGGATTTATTATCGTGACGAAGCAATAAACAACCACCTAGTGACTTGGAGGTCTTTGTCTCTTTAGCCTGTCTAATGCTTGCACTTAACCTATCCGTTGCTTTCACACACGCACCACAACCGCTTTTCCACTGCACGTTCTGCTTGCAGTTAAGACAAATCTTTGCGCGTTGCTCTGCCAACTCACTGGATACCAGTGCTACTTCTTTTGTAGAATTGATGACATTCTTAGCCCAAATGGTGATGTCGTTTAGCAACTCTGTCTTTTGACTGGGTGTATTAACGGATGTTACAACTACCATATCAACTCCGTGACAGAAGTTGGGGTTCTTGCTACAGATGTACGAATTGACATCACCCTCCACGTCACCAACTGGCAAATGGTTTTCGGCGCGAAAATTCGTGACAACCTCAAGAAGATTGTCATAGCTATGACCAGTGAGTTTTGCATCACCATCGTAGTAATGCCAACCCCCCGGCGGGATCATTCCAATTATCGGTTTTGCCATGAATTTTTGAGTTTTACGTCAATTTTTTAAGGTTTGCAAGCAAATTCTTACTTATTTATCAAATTAATTGCTGAAATCGACGAATTCATAACTTTCAATTCCAGTATGTTTTTTTTGGAAAACAAACTTTTCTGGTTTCGGTTCGGTCATCGTAGCAACAACTCCACCCCGTTGACGCATGAGGTAGACCAGCAGGGACAGGGAATCGAGTGCGTCAGGACTATTTTGGCGAGTCCGTTTTACGAAGTCTCCCTTGCTCTCAACTCTCACCAACCCCTGCCCCTGTTGTTTGTACCGCCGCGAAGTTGCTTGTCGAACCAACTCCTCAGTGCGGAAGCTCGGTGATATTTTTAAGTACTCAAACTCTAGGTACTTTGCTAGTCCGAAAATCAGTTCTGTAACAACTCCTGAATACAATTCGTTTGCGCGTTGTGTGTCATCTCCCAAGATATGGGTTTCGGAACTAGCCCACGAATAATTGACTCCCATCACTTCACTCCCGTACAAGGAACGCAACGCATCGTGGATACCCGCTCCATTTCCAGTTCGGTCAACACACAACCAGTTCGCGCCAATTCTCATCTCCTTTGCAAATCGGATGATCTCTGCGGTCTGTTCCAATGTCGCTAGTTTCGGAAACTGCATTTGCGAATCCAGTTGTAAACACGTCTTTGGCTTTTTGAATTCTCTAAATTGTCCATCCCGTGGAGTCCACCCATCACAGAGTCCGTATCGCCCGAAAGAGCAGACCACCTGATCTCGCCCTTCCAATGCCAAATCAAACGCTGCTAGAGGCACTACAGGCCCAATAAACCGCAAGCTGCCCATTGCGTTGTCCATCATGGCAGGAGTTATGATTGCCATCGAGATGCCTTCCTGCGGGAAGAATCCACGGGCCATTGTGTAGTATTCGGCAGTCCTACCCTTTGACTCGTATGCCATGTATCCCTCGTACGATTGGAAGCCGGGGAACACAATCTGCTGCTTCAACACGTTCTCGCACCTAGCTGCGTCTAATCTCAAAACGTGCCATCCCTCCCTACTTTCCCATTCAAAGTCTTCCTCGCAGTCTACACTCTGCCAACCTCGTATTGGTTCACACCTTTTTCCGAATTCACTATTCCTGTCTTTCGGGTTCGATGCGCCAAAAATCTTAATGCGTCCCTTGGAATCCTTTGTGTCAGCAGCAGACAGGATGTTTTGCAGACCCTCCCAAACACCAGCGGGAACCTCTTCAGCTTCGTCTAGGACAACGTGTGTCCTACTCATCTGACCCCACTTGGGATCTGGCTTTTGCCTTGGACTTGGATGGAACCCACGGAGCGTACCAGTTCCGCTATCACCTTTCGGTACGGCAACCAAGTGAATTCCGTTCTTGTCATCGTCATTGGCTTGAATCGACTTCACTAAGTCCTCGCTTCCTTCGTACTCTGGACGCACCAATGCGGTGCGGTAGAAGTTTTTGATTGCAGCGAATACGTTTCTCTGAGCGTGTGCCTCGGTCAACGAAACAACTTTTATGCAGGTGTACTCTGGATCTCGCATCCAATCCAACAAGAACCACGCAGCAGCATTGAATGTCTTGCCCATTGCACCAGCACCCTGCACTAACAACTTGTCATGTTCAAACAAACACCTCCAAGTATCCGCTGCACTCTGTGGCCTCCAATCGTACACTCCAGAACCCCACAGAATCGTTGCTGCCGCTTCAAACTGATCATGCTTGAGCAGGTGCTGAACAAAGTTTAACACAGTCTGCCTCGCCACCTTTTCGTCCAGTGTAACCAACTTTTTCTGAGAATCCGTAAGATTTGTCAGTATAAACTGAGCGGCATAGATGATCCCATTGATATCATCCTTTTCTGCCTCAATTCGCACCTTGGTGGCAATGTTAATTGCCTGTAAAACTGACGCGGGTTTATTCATTCACTTTCCATCCGTACATTAGATTAAACCAAGCAAACTCCTTCTCTCCAGCTTTCTTGCTGCTTCTGAATACTTTGGCAAATCTATTCACAAACCACTCTTTATATTTCTCAAACTCTTCATTGCTCCAACTTTTTTTGGAATACCAATTCTCTTGGTGTGTGAATTCTCTATCGAATCCTTCAAATCCAACCCGCTTGAACATCTCGTCCAACGCTTCCATTATAAATGTATCTACTTTGCTCATCATATTAATCCCAGTATAGTTGTGTTCCTGTCAGTTTTCCGCTCATCATTCTTTCCAAGACTGGCTCAACGTCCCACGGATACAATCCCTTCTCATAGCAGGTTTGCATTCCAAAGTGTTCGTTAAACTTATCTGCATCTATTCCGCTGTTTTTCAATGCTTTATCTAGTACATCAAACTCAATATGCTCAATTGGGTTCTCCGTGATCACAATGCCAAGCTGATCTATGCGATTGTATTTCATTCTTCGTCCTCCTCATCTTCCTCGTCTTCGTCACACATCGAATTCTCAATCAACTCATGGATCTTGACCTGCAAAATCCCAACCATGCTTGCTAGTGGCAAGTCAAACTCGGCAATGTAGGTATCAATCAGCTTATCAATTTTATTTTGTAGTTCCGTTATCTGGTCTGAGTCTTTCATGTTCCTCCTTTAGTTGGTGAATTTTACCATCCTTACTCCAAATCCGCACGTTTCCTAACTCTTCAAATTGGAAATCCCACTCCTCTTTTGTGATGCGTCCATATGCGTAGTCCTCATTGGATTTCCTCTGAGCGTATTCTCTTGTCATGTCCAATGATCTAATGGACAACGCTCCGTGTCCATAACCAATTTTACCTCCATGTTGCAACCGCAAACACCGCACTTTCCCGCCCCACTGAATGCCGTTGGATCATAGTGAACACACTGGTTGCAGATCATTAACCTCTCCTCGATCTGCTCCTTGTTGCGTATCGGCATACCTGCTCTGACGAATGCCGCTGCACTCTTCACAAAGCTAATCGCTTTCTGCGCTATGTTTGGCTCAATCATCGCATTCCAAAGATGCTCTTCAATGCATCAAGATTGGTAGTGTTTCCGCTAATGTATGGCTCAGTCTCCTCTTCTTCTTCCCCTTTGTACATTGCCGTGTCCCAAGTTGTATCGAACAACTTGCGAAGTCCTTTTGCAGACATGGTGACGTTCCCCCTTCCGTTGAACGATGGGTTCTTGTTGCTGTACACTTTCCAGAGTTCTTCTTTTGTCATACGTTTATCAGTGCAATGTTGAATTCCGCTGCAAGCATGGTGGTAGATTCGTCCGTGGGATACGTCTCCCGATAGACTATCCTTTTGATGCCATACGATGCAAGTGATTTCAAGCAGTTGTTACATGGCAAGGTTGTTGATGCAAGCAGGTAACACTCCAATGGTTTAACGTGACGCAATGCGTTCTGCTCGGCATGGACAACGTAATTTCTACGCTTGTCCCTGTCAGTCCAGTCTTCCACCATGTGCGGTGGAAATCCGTTGTATCCACAGGCAGCAACAGTGTTGTCGTGACGCAACAACACAGCACCAACCTGCCTCCAAGGGTCTTTGCTCTTCTTGGCAACCACTTCCGCTATCGACAATGCGTATTCATCCCAGTTCATGATTTATTTATTTCTCCCATATGGTCTTCCAACCAGTAGACTGCCTGTCCAGAGTCTCTAACCTCGTCTGGAAAGATACACTCGTCCGATATGATTCCGTTCAGTTGCAGTGCGTTCATTACCTTGGTTGCGTTAAGTCTCTTATATTCGATGTAATGCTCCAGAGTGTTCATTCGTCACCCTTCAGACCATCGTACACAAAATACAATATAATAACCGCTAACACGATATAGCCTATGATATATCCCATATATGACACCTTATTGGCAGGACTCACACTCTGGATCATCGATGCGACAGGTGCGCTCCACCTTCACTCCGTCCAGATCATCGTCATCCTTCAGCACAACGGGTTCCTCGATCACGTCCAGCTTGTCTGCCCGTGCAATTGCTGCTGCGTTGCTATACTGGTGTTGAGGATACCTCTTCGATAGCTTCGCAACATTTGCTTCCATGCACTCCTCAATAGTCAAGCCCAACTCGTTCAACAGGCCAGTCAAATAGAACAGAATGTCTCCTGCTTCTTCAATCACGTTGTTGATGTCTAGTTGCTTCTGATACACTGCGTGTTTCTTTATTGCGTCAAGCAACTCACCCGCTTCCCCACTGACCCCCACTGCCATGTGGAGAATGGATGCCTGTAGTGGTGTTAGCTGGACAAGTATATCATGCCCCGGCTTCACGATGGACTGCACAAACTGCTCGTATGGTGTAGTTAATTTCATTTTGTATGTATGTTGTAGTATGCCTTGCCGAAACAACCTGCTTCGGATAGGTGGACTAACCTTCCCTCACTGCCTATGCTTTCGTCAAGCATCTTTTTCGTGATCATCTGCGGATGCCCCTCATGTGGCTCGATATCAACCCATTCAAATATGCGAAGCACCTTCGCTGCTCGCAGTGCGTTGCGGATGATTAGCGCAGGGTCATCCGTATGCTGGAGGCAGTTGTATATCCAGCACTCGTCGAACCCTTCCTCCACCACATCCTCACCCCGCATTACCAGACACTCCACCCCATGCTCATGGTAGCGAGCGTAAGTCCATTGTGGATACTGGAGCGGATCCACCACCAATGCCCTGCCCAGTCCTTTCGACTTGAGCAGCATGGACGTTGGGCCACCTCCTATGTCGATCACTGACTTGCCTGACAGACTGAATCCGTATCCAACCTGATGCAGTCCCATGAATCTCGCATAGACATAGTGCTTCTGGTCTTCATCGAATGTATTGCAGCAATCTCCCCAGTAGTTGCTTTCAAATGCATAGTCACTCATGTTTATTTATTCCTGCGTATGTTTGCTATTGTCAGTATTTAATTTATTTATGAATGCAGAAAGGTTTCCGTAATAAACCTTTGTCCCGATATGAGCGCAAGTCATTCTTGGATCGAGCCAGATGTCAAACCCTGCTTCTTTTAACTTCGCAGTTGCAATGATGTCTTCTGACCACAGATCTCCATCGATTACGCGAACATCGAAGACCATACGGCACTCCCCACGTTGCGTCTTATATGGTTCACTCGCATCCCAAATCGCAGCTATTGCTTTTGCGCTCAACTTCAGAAAGCCTGTTCCAATGCCATCGCATTTAATTAGCCCGTTATCGTGGATTGTTGTATCAAGCACCTTGCAAGCATACATCTCCGCTTCATCTGTCTTCTTTCTAGCCGTTCCGCCAATCACATCTTCCTCTCGGTTAACTAAGTCGATCACCCATTGAGGATTCCATTCCATGTCATCATCTATGAAAATCATGGAATCAACCTTTGATTCGTAAGCTATTTTAACCAAGTCATTCCTACATCTCTGGATCAACGCATCGTTGCCAAGAAATATGGGATAGATTCCAATCTCGTTTTCTTCTGCCAGCTTAATCGTTCCAACCAACGATGATACATATTCCATCGTTAGTTGCCCGTGCAAGCTGGGAGTTGCTATTATTATTTGTTTATTATATTTCATGGATAAATTATTGTCATTGCTTCAATTCTTCTTTCAGCTTACGATAGTGTGCCACTGCTTGAGGCCACAGGTCATGCCAACCTGATGACTCCACTAGCTTGGTAGCGCAGTCCTTCCATCTGTCACGCTCCTTGGTTATCTTGTCTATCTCTTCTGTTGTTTCGTTCATATTGTTTTGGTGACAAATACTACCCACTATTTGTCACAAGGTTTGCTAGTCATTGGATGGGTAAGTCATTGTCATTGCATCGATTCCGTTTCCTTCAGCGTACCATCCCGCTCCGTTGTGTACGTCTAGCACGTCTTGGAAGTACTTCTCGTACCTCGGTGCAACCTTCTCAAGCGTAAAGTTCTCGCCAAATGCACGGCAGTCCGCTGGCTTGATCTTGTCAATGTTGTTGATTGCATCGACGTAGTCACCCATCGTCCTACACCTGTATCCAGTGACCCCGTGAAGGTTGTTCTCTGCGAAGGATCCCCAATCGGACGTGATGGTTGGTGTGCCAGATAGCAGGTTCTCAATCTGGACTCCACCGAATGGTTCGACATACTGTGATGGTAGAAAGGAGGCCTTGGCTTTAGACATCAGTTCCTTGCGCTTAGGAACGTCAGCGTAGCCAACATATTCGACGTGAGGTGGGAATGTATACCCAGCTTCCTTCTGACCCGCTACAACCAGTTTCACTCCTGCTCTGCGCGTTGCATCGATTGCGATATCAACACCCTTGCCAGAGTAGACCCTGCCAAGGTACAAGAAGTAGTCCTCCTTTTGGTCATTGAAGTCGAAATCATCGATATCAAAGTAGTTCGGAATGACAACGCTATAGTTATCCTGCTGGCATCTTCCCACTGCACCCATGCCACAGAACGCATGGTAGATGGCATAGCTCTCCCAAACCTTCCACCTAGCCCAGTGACCACCAGCGTAGCCAATGCCCGGCTCAACGCAGATCAAATCGGGATGAGCATCACAGATAGGTCTGACTCCAGATCCCCAGAACGGCAGGATGAAGTCATTCTTCTGCTTACGCTTTCCTACCTCCCTAATGGCATTGGCATAGAACGTCTGGTATGCATGGTCGCTTGTGTTGAATTTAAAGAACGTCTTGCGCCAGTCATGTGACCCATATGACTTGGCGAAGTCCTCGTTAGTCAGGACGCTAACGTGTTCCGTGCATTGCAAGTCACTATCCTCATGCCCGTAATGTATCACCTCATGGCCCCGATTGGTCATAGCTTTTGCAAATTTGACTACCTTCTGCGTGTAGGCACAGGCATTAAACTCTTTAGATGTAACTGTGTGTGGAAGTCCCAGTGCGTGGAATCTCATTTTTTCTGTTTTCATTATGTACTACTGCTGTTATGTGAAGTTATTGGTTATTTTCCTTGTTCTTCAGCTTGTTGATCAAGGACTTCTGCTTGTTTACGTCATGCTGCAATTCATGGATGATTTGCCGCAATTCTCTAATCTCCTGCTTTTGTTGCTGGATTATACGCATCTCTGGTGTTATCTCATGCGCCTTCATAGGTTCTCGATAATCTCGGTTAGTTTTACTTTCATGTTGTTGACTTGTTTCAGACTCAGGTAATCCTGTGCGCTTACTTCGTATGTTGAATACCTGTGGAGGCACTTCTGGTTATCGCAGTACCTACGTCTTGAGAATCGATTGCCGAGGTCACGGCATTCCATAACGTGTGTCGTAGAACTGCATTTTGGGCATAATTTGACCATTTATTGATAAACCCTAGATATGGTGATTTTAAAATATGTTGCCACTATATGGTGATTATTATCGACAAGATTGCGGTTTTGGTGGTTAAAATACATTAGCAAATCGTTCGCTATCCCACATGATCTGTCCGTGTCGCTTCGATTCGCAGTTGCTTCTCCTCTGGTTCCCTGCCCTCGATTAGCTCTATTGGTTCAGCGTTGCGATCACCAATCGTGAATGTGACGTTTAGTGGTTTGGCATTCGTGTTTTCAATCTCGATTTTATCTCCGTATTGACGTGCGTTCCACTTACCTAATAGACGGATACGAGTGTCAATTCTGACCCTCTTCTCCTGAGCATCGAGCATTGGATCATCTGCTATTCTTATGCAGTCATCAGCGATTGCGTGAGTACCTATTTTGCGTGAGTGAGCAGATTTATTGCGGAATTCTTCATTTGAGCATTCCCAACGCCATACTGTTGAGTAGTTTGGCATACCTTCGAGGTTACAGATGGATGATAGTGTCTGGCCCATTGCGAGTCTCTCGCAGATTTCATCTCCGATAGCCTCGTCATACTTGGGAGGAGTGCCTACTTTGCGTGATGGTTTAAAGCTCATATGGTGATTGTGACTGCTTAGTTTTACGCTTTGGTAATCCTGACTTCAGTTCGTTGCTCTGCTTGAGTTTTGACTTTGACTTGCGAGAACGTGATGTTGACGCTTTCGGGGTTATCGTCTGGGATGAGGTGCGCGTATCTAATTTGGTCAATGAGAGGTTTGCATCCTCCAGCAAGGTTATCAACGTCGAGAGTCTTGGTTGAGAATCTTGTAATTGCGAGAGTGTACTGCGGATTGCACTTAGCAGTGCAGTCCTTGCTAGGTTCTTTTGTTTTTGGTATTTTGACCAGTGAGCGTTTAGGAGCGTGTTGAGTGAGGGTGTCAAGTAGCCGTCTAGATGGAGGTTTATAGTGGTCTGCATAGTAGTAGTGTCCGTCAGGTGCGAGGGAATATCCTTTCTCTTTAAGTTGTTCAGTTGTCCAGTTCATTGCGGGTATAGTTGTACATGATTGTGTGGATTTATACCTTATCTAGCCTAATCTTTCTACTTGAGAGTGCCATCTCCACCCCTTCCAAGATCCATGTGATTGCTTTCTTCTGGGTGATAGTATTGACAATCCACCATGTGCTTTGCAGGTGTAAGATGTTTCTTTTTTACCTTTTTGATGCCATTGAACATCATCGAAATGAAAGAGAGTTTCATTTTCTCGTATGAAGTGCATTAAGTTCTTAAAATTGTATACTTTATTTGATGGTGAAACAAGTCTCCATATTTTTGAACATTGATTCATTGGCCCCTTTTGCGCTCGCGGATCTGTTTTTTTAAATTCTTCTAATTCCTGTTTGATTCTTTCTTTTTCCCAATCTGCGTGTGGTGTTTTTCTAGTAATTCGACCACTTAGTTTCTTGGAATTTATTTCTCCGATTCTTTTTTTTGTTTCATCTGAAAGTGGCTTGTGAACTAATTCTCCGCTTGCATATCTTTTTTTAAGAGTTGCTCCCGCTCTCTGTGTTGATTCTTTTGGGTTTGGTTTTCTTGTTCCAGAAGACCACTTTCTTTTTAATGAGATTGATAGTTTTTCAATTGATTCTTTTGTCATAATTAGTTGTTCATTTGATTGGTAGCGTTTCGATTGAGTTTAGTGCTGATTGCGGGACGAAGTAACAGTCTGGATCACCCTCTACGAAGTACTCTGCCTTCTTGCCATGCTCAGGTTGGATCCATCCCCGCAGGGTTGCTTGCAGTCCGTTGACTGTGACGAACACAAAGATGTAATCGTTGTTGGAGGAATCGTATAACACCAGATGCCCGTTTGCGTGTTCTGTTGTGCGAACCTCAATGGATGCGCCTATGTCTGCTGCTTTGGTTATTTGCAGGGTGGACATCTGTGTTAGTCCCGTGAATTTGCTTACAGCAATCTCACCTAGTTCCCCTAGAATGCTATCTGCCAATCGCTGGGTCATTTTGCGGTATGACTTACCACCATGATCGTGTCCCATGCGCTTGTTCTTAATGGCAACCAACTGGCGTACTGCACCCTTCGTTGCGGCTACCATGAAGTCTTCAGCGGTTAAGTCGATGATCATCGTGATTGCTGAATGAATTTGAGTGCTATTGCCATTATCTCAGGGTAGTCCCGTAATGACTCTAGGTACTGGGAAAACATATCATCAATTGCCTGTTCAGCGAACGGGTTAGGAATGATCTCAGCTTTGACCTGTGCGTCCTCCAAGTCCTTGTTGGTTGCCCTTAGTGCAAATATAGCAGCAGAGCAGTACACTGCCAATTGTGCTGCAATGGATCGATAGTCCTTGTCGCATTCTTTGAGACGCTCGATCTCGGTGGCGTAGTGCGGTTCGCTCATGGTTTTAGTTTTTCCTTTTTGCGGTAATCTCTAACTTCAGCCTGTAGCACTTGATTGCTTTCGGACATTTGCTGCGCCAACTCCCTTGCGTCTTCGCGTTCGTTTATTAAATTTACCATTTTAGCGTGATAGTTTTTTGCGTCTTTTAATGCCTCGTCTCGTTCTCTCTCTGCTCTAGCTGCCATATCAATCGCGCATTTCCACTTGTTCTCCCAACCCACAATAGCATTCCTAGCCTCGTCACGTTCTTGGCAGAATCGTTCTGCTCTGCATTCGGCTTGTGCGATTTGAGATAAAGCATCGTCACGTTCTAACGCCAGTTGCTTTGCATCCTCGCGCAACTTGTAAACCTCAGTTGGTGTCCAGTCTGCGTCACAACCGCACTCGTAACTGCTACGAGCTTCGCAATCGCAATTTTGGCCGGGGAAGTAGTCTGATGTTATAATTTCGTTCATATATTTATAAATGGGGTGTGAGGTTTTATGTAGTTACCTCACAGGGTCAAATGATAACCAGCCCACATGGTGGCCGCTACAATCCCTTAAAATTGGTCAGCGTTTTTTCGGATGCGCTGCCCCCGTTGTCCCCTGCTGATCGGGAGTTCCCAATCAAGCGAGGAAAGTGTTAGTTGTTATATATTTTTACTTCACTTTCTTGGAGAACATTTTTCAATGACATAGCCAACTCATGTCCCATCGTTTCACAAGTGCCTTTGTCGAGCAAGCGTGAAACTGTATGCGCTAGAATAAGAATTGCTGTTGCTGTGTCATTAATATCCATTTCTTCCTTTATATCTTTAAAGGTATCAATAAACCATTCGTTCATAGGTCAAAAAGGAATATCCGATCCGTCATCATCTTTGGCCCGTGCTGGAGCGGATTTGGCCTTTGCAGGGGTTTTGGTTGCGCCTTGATCCTTTGGCTTGACTGACAAGCTAAAGAACTTTTTGCCGTCCTTCTTGGACTCCTTGAGCCACCCATTTAGCCAGTAATCAGTTCCCTCAATGTTGATGGATCCGTTGTAGTCTGGGTGGGTGTCCAGTTCTTTGCGGTCATTTTTGAAGAGTGATCCGCGATTAGTGTTATCGTATTGGTCTGCCATATTATTGTTATAGTTAGTTTATATTATGCATCGTTTTTGTGGTGTGATGCCACCAAGTCTGCATTAGTTTGCAGAAAGTGTTATTTTGTGTGAACCCCAACCACATACCCCTCTCTGGATATGTGTGTGGAAAACTCTCTTTTAGATGACATCTTTCTGGGTAGCCTTATAAATTCCCCTATAATGTGTGGGGAACTTTTCATTCCTCGTCCTCGTCATCCTCGATTAAAGGTTTAATGCCTTGGTCAATGTCCCTTGCCTCGCAGATGGAGTTGTGACGCTCCTCTGCGTAGTCGCTGCTGTGGTCATCGTCTGGATCGTACATATCAATAGTAGTTGAATGTGTTACCCCCGTAAACCTGATTGGGATTCCTGCGGCTCCACTCATCGTGGAAATGCTGTGCGTCAGAGTCGCTGCGCTCGGCCCTGTCAGCAAAGTATTGCTCTGGGTCTTGGTGTTTGCGGTTGCCCCGTGGAGATTCGTCATCATCCTGCGGGTCGAAGTCTGGTAGTGTTTTCATTTGATGTTGTGTATTTATTTAACTAACGGCACTACATCTAGGGTCAAAATTCAAAATCGTCAACAGAATTTTCGTCGATGTGTGCAAAATAATTATTGTAGATTTGTTTTGCCTTTTCGTATTTTTCCTGAGCGTCCGCAAACCTAGATTTGGTGCGGGTCTGCCAGATTGCTGTTGCAGTGTCTAGCAGAAAGCAAGCCTCGTCGAAGTGGTGATCAATGTTCATCTATTTGTTCAAATCTTGAGATATCTCCGCGCATTTTTACAGGCACAAACACGTCACGTTGACCACGCCGATTTTTGTCGAGGCGTACACGCGAAGTTGATTGGGTTTCTGCTTTGCGCTTGAAGTTTGACGCTTCTTTTTTCTTCTCATCAGGGTGAGTGATGATGAGAAGAAAATCAGTGTGGTGACCGATTGCGCGGGACTCGCGTACTGCACCTTCATCGTTTAGTTGACTCGCAGTCATCACCACGGATTTTGTTTTGAGTGCAGTTAACTTCAACCTGCGCGATAGTTCACTCACTGCCTGTTCTCGGTTGTCTGCGGTTGGCATGGTGACAATTTGTAGGTAGTCAACGATGATCAGATCGGCCTTGCCAAGTGATGCAAGTCTCGATGCCTCTGCTACGATTTCTCCAACCTCGG